GTATATCCCCATATATCGTTGACCGATCAGTCAGTTTTTGATCAAGTAAAGGGTGATCGACTGATGAAGGAAATATCACAGGATCCCAGAGTATTCAATTTTTTAGGGCCCGGGTTAGCAGATATCTTAGACAACGAGGATTTCTATCATGATGGCCCGCGGCGCCATTTTAATGGATCCGGACATCAAAAAGCTGCCAACTGGTTGATAGATAAACTCAGTCAACTTTACGTACTAAAGTAATTGCTTTTCTTTTGCTTTTCCGACGTGCTATGTCATTGAGGCTGCAAACAGGCCCATGTATGATTTCTAGATCACGATTACTAAAAGTCCGCAAATAACCACGGAAAACGTCCCATTCTCCTTTGAGGAATATGTTTATGGGTATGCTACGATTGCTTTCCCACCACCAAGCATTGGCTAGATCAATAAACAACCTCTTGAGTTCTGGATCTTGTATGTTTCCAAAGTCGTAGATCGTAGTGATGTTGTCATCGCGATTTTGTATGATCCCCACATATTCCGTGCCGGCGTGTACGCACAGCGTAATAAAGGGATAAGTTTCAGAGAGTTTCGCGAATATATTGTCACCCATAAATATCAGTGGAGATTCCTATGTATAGCACCACTGCCTATTTATATCAACAAATCCAACCGATCTTAATGATCGATGTCTCGGGCCAGGGTGCTGTGTTTGACCGGAGGTGGCAACCAGTGTACGCAAAAAATTTAAAACTCAACAGGGGCGTGGACAACGTGATCCTGTTCCAATTCCAGAACCAGGACCAGAAACCCGTGAACATATCCGGGCTGACTTTTACTTTCCGTATCATAAGCCAAAATGGGCAGAATCTCCTGTATGCCACAGAGTTAGTGACACTCAATGCAGCCACTGGTCGCGCTAAAGTCACTGTTCCTGCTGTGGATACATTCCTATTCCAACCAGAACCGGCAAGCTGGAGCATAGAGGTGTCGGCTGGCAACTTAGACCAAGCAGTTTTCACTGATGACTATTCTGGCGCTCGTGGCGACATCGATATCGTAGACAGCGTGTTTCCTGCTTTCGTGGCCAGCCAAGAACTCACAATCCCTGCCCAAGGTGGCACGGGAAATACCTATTATACCAGCACACTGACCACCAATGGTGGCAGCCTCATGACCTTCCAGATCGACAACGATGGGTATACCGGAAATCTGCAAGTGCAAGGATCTAGTGACGCCACTGCCTACACAGTAGAATGGTATGATGTCAGCTTTGAAGATCTCCGCACTGGCAACACGGTTTCCAATCTTACATTCTCCGATTCCACGGCGAGATTTGGCATCAATGTGGAAGGATACCATCCTTATGTACGTTTGGTCTTCAACAAAGACGCCGGAAACGTCGATCTGATCCAATATCGTTGATTGATCCCAAATCTTCTGCTATACTAGCGTGATGCTAGATATCCTTTCTTATCTGCCGGCGAAACGCAAGAGCGCCAGTTCGGGATGGGTCAGCTTCAATGCACCTTGCTGTGTGCATAATGGCGAAAGCGCGGACCGCCGCCAGCGTGGGGGCATCAAAGTCACTGACCTGGGATGGAGCTATCACTGTTTCAACTGCGGCTTCACTGCCAGTTTCATACTAGGTCGCAATCTCAGTTTCAAGGCCCGTAAACTGTTGAGTTGGATAAATGTGCCGCAAGAAGAGATCGAGCGCATCAATCTCGAAAGCCTCCGGCATCGCAGCATACAAGGTATTCTGGATGATCGACAGCGTACTTCTGATGCCGTGCAAGGAATACAGTTCGAAGATCGAGACTTGCCCGAAGAGTTTGCGTTGATCGACCGTAACATGCCCCAACACTGGCAGTATCTCAGAGACAGATGCGTACCGGAGGATTATCCCATCGGGATGATACACGGAGGGGTGGATGACAAGTTTAGCCGTCGCCAAGGTGTGATCATACCTTTTACCTATGATGGGCGCATAGTGGGCCATACACGTAGATTCTTTGACGACCGCAATCCACGTTATATCCATGACATGCAACCTGGATTTGTATTTGGCACGGATCTGCAACATACAGACTGGCAACATGTGATAGTGGTGGAAGGTGTGTTTGATGCACTCAGCATCTCTGGACTGGCTGTGTTACATGCCGAGATCAATGATGCCCAGGTACGCTTGATACGCAGCTTAGGTCGAGAGATCACTGTGGTGCCCGACCAAGATGAGGCCGGTATGAAGTTGATAGATCGTGCCCTGGAACTGGGATGGGCAGTGAGCATACCCGAGTGGCCGGACAACGTCAAAGATGTCAATGACGCAGTGAAACGATACGGCCGACTGGCCACGTTGATTTCCATCATGCGGAGCCGTGAGACCAGCCGTATCAAGATAGAACTGAGGAAGAAACAACTTGCCAAAAAATTCTAACTGGTGCCCGGATATCTTCAAGAATCTCTACATCGAGCCGATAAATCGCTCGGAGATAAACATTGGACCTTGCTGCCAGTCCGAGCATTTTTCAGTACCCATCAAGGATTTTGATTTCCGTACCAACTCAGATCTGCAACGCATCCGCACCGAATCGCTGGCGGGCATCAAATCCGCAGAATGCCGCCGATGTTGGCAAGCCGAAGAGATCAGCGGAATGAGCCGTCGCACACAAGTCATTACGGAATATCCCACAGATATCAGTGACGATCCAGAGATACAGAGCCTTGACGTCAATGTCACTTGTGCCTGGAATCTGGCCTGTGTGATGTGCGGACCAAAATGGTCCAGTGCCTGGGCCAAAGAAGTTGGGGCTACAGATCTTGCAGACATTGGCCGTGCCAATTTGCCCAGCAATCCTTACATGGATTCTCTGGACATCACTAATGTTCGGCGTGTGCATTTCAATGGCGGCGAACCATTGATAAATCATAATCACAGTGACATATTAAAAAGATTTAATTCAAAAAACTTGTTAGATCAGCTGAATGTAAGTTACAATACCAATGCCACGATTTACCCCGGGGACGATGTCATAGATCTTTGGTCCCGTGCTAAATTAGTGAAAATATATTTCAGTATCGACGCAGTAGGTTCACAATTTGATTATATCAGATATCATGGTATTTGGGATCAGGTTCGCAGCAACATCGCCCGCATGGTTGCAGAACTGCCCAGCAACGTGATGTTTGGAGTGAATCTCACTATAGGATGTTATAATATTTTTGAGATCACAGATGTAGTTGATTGGTTTGATCGCGAACTGGCCACCAATCGCGAAGGAGATGTTTCGGATTTTACATGGAACATATCCAATGGATTTGACATTACTAAATTAAATTCCCGGGCCAAGGATGCAGCCATCGCCCATTTAAAATCTCATCATTATTTCAATGGACTGGCCGAATCTTTGCTGAACCAGTATCAACACTCCGATGATTCATGGATCCAACATTTCGACGAAATCGATCGCCGCCGCGGAACTAATTGGCGCCAGGTACTCGCAGTAGCTAATTATTATTGAGAACATATATGCTTAAAGATTACGACATCAATGTACAGCGATTATTCCTGGAGATGATGTTGCAGGACGCACAGAGTTATGTGCGTGTGCAGAACATCTACAATCCCGAAAACTTTGATCGCAGCTTGCGTCCAGCCGCTGAGTTTATTAAAAAACACAGCAATGACCACAAGACCATGCCCGTGGCCGAGCAAGTGTCAGCAGCCACAGGTATCAAGCTACAGCATATTCCAGACCTCAATGAGGATCATTTCAACTGGTTCATGGAAGAGTTCGAAGCTTTTACCAAGCGCCAGGAACTGGAACGTGCGATCTTGAAATCAGCTGACTTGCTAGAAAAAGGCGAGTTTGATCCGGTGGAGAAACTGATCAAGGATGCGGTACAAATCAGTCTCACTAAGGACATGGGCACGGATTATTTTGATGATCCACGAGCTCGTATCAACAAGTATTTTAATTCCGGTGGACAAGTAAGTACAGGCTGGCCACAGCTAGACAAGCTATTATATGGTGGGTTCAGCCGCGGCGAACTCAACATCTTCGCAGGTGGATCTGGATCTGGCAAGTCGCTGGTGATGATGAATATCGCACTAAACTGGTTACAGTCAGGACTCAGCGGTGTGTATATCACCTTAGAACTTTCAGAAGAGCTCTGTGCCCTGCGTACAGATGCCATGTTGACCAATGCATCAACCAAAGAAATCCGTAAAGATATAGAAACCACAGAGCTCAAAGTTAAACTAGTGGCCAAAAAAGCCGGACAATACCGCATCAAAGGATTCCCGGCACAGAGCAACATCAATGATATCCGCAGCTACATTAAGGAGGTACAGATCCAGACCGGGATCCGTGTGGATTTCATCATGGTAGACTATTTGGACTTGCTGATGCCCGTCAGCGCCAAAGTTTCTCCCAACGACTTATTCGTCAAAGACAAGTATGTGTCAGAAGAACTCCGCAATTTGGCCAAGGAATTGGGGGTACTCATGGTCACTGCATCGCAGTTAAATCGATCAGCAGTGGAAGAGATTGAGTTTGATCATAGTCATATTTCTGGTGGTATCTCCAAGATCAACACAGCAGACAACGTTTTTGGTATCTTTACATCAAGAGCCATGCGCGAGCGTGGACGCTATCAGATACAGTGTATGAAATCGCGTAGTAGCACGGGGGTAGGTATGAAGATCGATCTTGAATACAACATCGAGACCATGAGGATTACCGACCCGGGTGAAGACACCAGTCAGCAATCCGGATTTACAGGATCTAAAATCTACGAAAGTATCAAAGCCAAGAGCCAGATATCCTCCACTGAAAAGGATGAACCCAACGACATTCCCAAAGTCGCTGCAGAGGTACAGAGTAACAAGCTCAAACAATTGTTGGGCCAAATCAAACAGTCATGACCAACGATCTATATTGTTCGATGATCCACGGCGGTCTTAATCTAGATTTTAAATCTAAATTAGAGATCAAGGCACAACATTGTTGTTTGAGAGATTCTCTTTTTCCTGTAACAAACAGTGACAACATTTGGAATGACAAAAAATTTATTCCACTGAGAGAAAACAACTCGAAAAATATATGGGATCCTGGTTGTCATAATTGTGAAAAGCTAGAAAAATCTGGGCTACCTAGTTTTCGTACTGGAATGAATGGTGGATTGAACATTTTTGGAAAAACCAATCTATCCGGTCCCGCCAGGATCGATCTCATGTTTGATATCAGTTGTAATTTAGCCTGCCGCACCTGCGGGCCAGCGGCCAGCACTTTTTGGCAAAAACATCTCAAAGACCACAACAAATGGCATGAGCCTATTTTTACTCCACGCAATAAAAACGATGTGATCTCCAGTCTGGAGGAGTTAGATTTATCCAATCTCAGACAGGTTGTTTTTTGCGGTGGCGAAACTCTCCTAGGCCAGGAGTATTGGGAAGTCACTGAGTGGTTAGTGGACAATGTTCCAAATGCCAAAAATCAGTTGACCGTGTGTTTCCAGACCAATGCCACACAACCGATATTAGAAAAAAATTATAAAATCATCGAAAAAGCATATCTGGTCAAATTACACCTTAGCATCGACGGAATCGGCGATCGTTTTGAATATCTCCGTTGGCCTGCAAAATGGCATCAAGTGACCAACAATATACAAAATATACGAGCCACTTGTCCTAGTAATGTGATGTTTGTTGTGGAAGAGACCATATCAATATTCAATCTGGCATATCTTGCTGAATGCGAGCAATGGATCAAAGAGAATTTCAGTGCCAATCGGGAAGGCGATCTAGTTAATCATAGCCGACATTTGGCCTTTGGTCCTTTTTCCTTACGTAATTGTACCCGGGAATACGTTGACTTTATTTCAAGATCGAGTTATAAAAATCTAATAGATGTAAATTATCAAGAAGATGATCAATCCATAAAACAAATGATCGCAGAAATAAAAAAAATTGATTCGTTGCGCGGTCAGCATTTTCCAGACACTTTTCCCATTGCGGCTGAAATGTATCATAGATATTGGTAATTCCAAAAAAATCCGAGATTTTTATAAAAACAATCTCTCGACATTTTCAATAAATAATTCAAAGGTCTTGGGAAATCATGCAAAAACGCACACGCAGCATTTTAGAAGAACTAGATGCGATATATGTTGAAAAAAACGCCGAGCGCGACCGTAGATACATCATCGAAAGCCGCGCCAGCAACGTCATAGCCTCGGCTGTGCGATTAGTGGAGCAGATCGAAGCAGCATATCCTCCGGATCAGGCTGAAAATCTCGTGCGTAAATTGCTCAACGCCATACGGACCAAAGATGCTGGAAAATTTACCCGTACAGTGAGACGCACAGATGCAGATCAATGAAGGCGGCAACGTATTCAAAGATGCTGACGGTAATCCTCGCACCCAGCGTATTAATCTCGCTGATATAGCCTCCACAGTCAAGTGGTTAGAAGGCATCACCGGATTGCCTTTGCAAGACAATATGTTGGGCAGCACCGGTCTTAAACCTACTTCTGGGGATTTAGATCTGGCAGTAGACAGTAATAAAATCAACAAAGAAGAATTCTACAAGAAGTTGTCAGATATGATCCAGCAGCGAGGGCAAGATCCTCGTGACTGGGTCCGCAAGACTGGCACCGCTGTACACTTACTAACACCCATTGGTGGTCGCCCCAACACAGGTTTCGTCCAGACCGATTTCATGTTTCTGAGCAAACCAGAATTCTCAAAATGGATCCTGCGCAGCGACCCCAACAGTGAGTTTAAAGGTGCCAGCCGAAACGTGCTGATCAACAGCATGGCCAAGAGCATGGGCTATAAACTCAATCAAGTAGACGGTATCGCTGATCGTTCCACTAACGAACTGATCACTGATGATCCTGATGAGATCGCCCGTATGTTGCTGAATCCCCAATCTACCCGGGATGATCTTGGTTCTGTAGAGCGTATATTGGCTGCGCTGAAAAATGACCCCAAAAGAGAAGAGAAACTAGCGGACTTCCGCGATCACATGCAGCGTGCCGGTACACCCTTGGATGAAAACGTAGAAGTCTATCAAGAATACAACGAAGTGTCCATCATGGCCCGACTGCGTGATCGCATCGTGAACCAAGGCATGCAGATCATCGTAGAAGGCGTGCGAATCGAGCACCCTGAAGACATGGTCCTGGACGCTGGCAGCCGGGGACTGACACAAGCTCTGCAGGGCATCTTGGCAGCGGCCCAGCGTCCTGAGACCGCCACCGTGAAATGGGACGGCAAGCTCGCTATTATATTTGGCCGCAAACCCACGGGCGAGTTTGTGCTCACAGACAAATCGGGATTCCTGGCCAAGGGCTACGACGGTCTGGCCACTAGCCCGGAAATGGTCGAGCGGATCATGGCCCAGCGCGGCGGGGAACGCGGTGAACTCATCACCATCTATCGAAAATTATTCCCCATGTTACGACGTGCTGTGCCACAGGACTTCCGTGGTTACATCCAAGGTGATCTGCTGTTTGTTGACACACCTCAAGTAGTCAATGGTGCCTACGAATTCATGCCCAACACAGTAAAGTATCGCGTACCTGTGGATTCGGAACTAGGCAAAAAGATCGGTTCCAGCCAAGTGGGAGTGGTCATACACACAGCACTGGAAGCGCCCGGTGCTGCCCCCACGGCCATACGTGCAGCGGAATTGGCGCCTAGTCCGGGATTGCTGATCTTGGATCCCAGCCTCAAAGAACCTCGCCAGATCAAGTTGAAAGATTCCACGGTCAAAGACGTGCAGCGAATCATCAGTCAATATGGCACAACAATAGATCAGCTGTTTAATCCAGCAGAACTCCGTGCCCGCAAGATCACGGACTTCCCACAGTTGATCAAGCAATATCTCAACAGCCGCGTGAGATCTCGGGATTATAGCAATCTCGTGGCAGGATTTGGTGAGTGGGTGCAGCAGCGAGCACCTGCCAAGACACCGCGCATATTTGAGTGGGCTACAGCAAACAAACAAGCAGTGGCAGCGGTATTCCAAGCATTCTTGGACATATCTTCACTAAAGAACGATCTAGTGCGCCAGCTAGATGCCCAAGCACATGATGTACAAGCATCGGTCAACGACGAACCCGGGCATGAAGGATACGTGGGTCAAGGTATGAAGTTCGTGGATCGTATGCGATTCTCTGCTGCAAACTTCGCCCGAAACAATCCTGAATTAACCTAACGGGTACCATTTTATGTCTCTTTGGTAAATAAGTGTAGAGCGAAAGCTCACTTATCAAGGAGATTTAAAATGGCTTATTTCCCACCTTTTAACGGTGATTCACAACCAGTATTTGCACTGGACATCAACAACGGCGCACAAACAGGCGCTATCACCTCCGCTGCACTCGTGCAGATGGACGGTCCCAAGCTGGACTTCTTCAAGATTCTCGTGAAGAACGGAAGCGACGCAGCAATCGACCTCCGTGGTCAATTGGGTTCTTACAGCGGCGGCGTGTTCAATCCTGGTGCAGTTAACCAGATCAACTCTGCTATCCAGCAAACAGCTACTATCGCTAAGTATCAAGTTGAAGCTGATACATCTGGTCAGATCTCTATCGCGGTCTATCCTGCTGGTGCTTACACAGCAGCTAGCCTGCAGACAGCTCTGCGTGCTCTGGGCAACGTGCAAGTCACATCGTCCAATGGTACAGTTGCAGGCGTCGACGTTGCTGGTACAGTTGTTACCACAGCTGGTTTCAAACTGGCTTAATCGTTTTTGCAACGATAAAAACCCTGGTTTCGCGCCAGGGTTTTTTTTGACCGTTAAATATGTGCTATGTCGCAAGCTCATATATTGTGTTGGACCACGTTTGATATCACTCCAACTGGAATCAAGAATCACTATAAGAATCGCACATTCCCCATCACCGACGATCTAGGCAATGTCATCACCGATATAGACGCTTGGACACGGGCCCGGAACCAGCAGCGCAATTGGGAAACCATAAACCAGATCATCAGCCTCCGTACTTTGCCATCGGATATAACTCTACCGGAAAAAATCATCAGAGATGGCATCGCGATCTGGACGTTTGAATTCCAGTTAAACAACATCGAGGGATTAGGCACTGCGGCCGATCCCCTGGGAGAAATACTCAAAGATGCTCGCGATGTACCCATGTTGACAGGGTTAGACGAAACAGCCAATCAGTTGGAACGCATAGTGCCAGAGTCAAATCTGGGATTCAGGGTAGCAGACTAAATATATTCATGTAAAAAATAGGATTGTTATGTCTGATACCACCGAAATTGAAAAAAAAAGCCTTGAAGCACACGTAGAGCTGTGTGCCGAGCGCTATCGTTTCCTGGAAAACAAACTGGAAACGGTAGAAGAAAAAATCGAATCCACTAATTCTGTGGTGCGCGAAGTGCATGATATGATACAAGACATGTCAGTCAAGCGCCATGATCAGATCATCGCCTGGGGCATGGGGCTGATGGGAATATTAGTAGTCACCATTGGATACCTGCTCGCCACCTACGTCGTTAAATGAAAAAACACCAGGCCCTAAAAAAGCTAGAAAACATCGTCGCACAAGACTTACCAGAACTCGAGCGCAACATCATCATACGAGATGGCAATGATGTGGTGGCATTTGGGCATTATAAAATACAACCCCGGAATGGTATTTTCTGCGTGACACGCTGGACTGATCAGGTGGGGGAATTTACCAGCAGCAGACTGGCCCTAAGCTGGTGCATCGCCGACCGATATCAAAAATATACCCTGGCCAACGATATCATGAGATTGAGCCGTCAACAGAATCTGTTAAGCTCGGATTTACGTGTGAGATCTGCGTTGTCTAAAAAAATACAACAGCCGCACTGGCGCGAAAATGTAGAACTCAAAATACAGCGAAAAAGACAACGGCTGCAACACATTGAAATTCAATTAGACAAATGTGTTAATTTGGCTAAATACTGGCAATTACGAGGATTCAACAATGAAACTGCACGAACTGGGCGCACAGCGTCCCCAAGAACAAGTCGCTAAAGTCATCGAAAACCAACACGGTGATCGTATTGACTTTGATCGTATCAGCCCGGAACAAGCACGCCGCATGCTCGGCAAAGTCCGGGCACTGGTGCGTGAACACCGGGCCAGTCCCAGCAGACACTTCAGCGAGCGCAATCCCGATTATCTGAAATTGGTCATGCTGGAACAAGCATTGACTTCTCATCTGAGCGAAATTGGCGCTAACGTCGTCGCTGTAGACGTCAACGATCCCAAGACACAGGCCACTATGAAGAAGGCACAAAGCGGGCAGATTCTCAATCCCGAAGAGCAGAAGACTATCACTGCCATTGCTGCCATGAAAAAAGAAGCCAAGAAGCAGAAACGCATGGTACGTGAGAGTGAGATCAATACTGCGCAGGTAGTATTGGCAGCACAAGACATGGTAGACCAAGTGCAGAAGATGTTGGAACAGATTTCAGCCATGCAGTTCAAAGATCTCCCTGCGCTGACAGACAGCATCAAGAATGACATGGGTGTAGAACAAGCCACACAGTTCCAAGCTGATGCCACTGCCGCACTTACACAATTGCTGACATCATTGCAGACTGGCAAAACACAATTAGAAGCTGCCCAGGGCGTGCTCACTGGACAAGCACCTGTGGTTCCCGGTACCGATGCTGCTCCTGCTGCAGACCTTGGCGAACTTCCTCCTGCTGGTGAAGAAGACGAAGTCGATGCCGATCTCAGCCTTGATGCCAATCTCTCCGGCGACGAGGAAGAAGAACTCAGCGGCGCAGCACTAGGTCGTGAGCGCAGATAATGCGCATCGACGAAGTACAGGCGCCCAGCATTGACTCTGGCAAACTCGCTGCATTGAGTGATTTTCTCAGCAAGCGAGCACAAGATACCAATGCCAAGAAGGTCATATCTTTACAGGCTTTCTTGAGATGTGTGGGGAAGCTCTTGCGGTCCTTGCGGTTATACCTTTAGGTTTGTCCGTAGGCATGATTACTCTTTCGCTCCTTCCTTTTGTTTCCATAGTTCTTACAGCCCTGTTTGTGACCTCTCTACTGTGGCTACCGGTTGTTATAGCTCTATCCTTTGTTTTTCTGCTTCTTGTGTTATATTCAAGAGGTAGATGTACAGCCCTAGAGTTGTATGAATGAACTCTTGATGTTAGGGAGGATGTTCGAATCAAAGATAGAGAGCAGAATAGTTATTCCGGAGTGTTAAGAGCAGTGCTTAAG